TGATCTAATTTATCTGTAAAATATTTACCACCGATAACATCTATGTTAGCAGCTTCGCCATCTGTTTCAACACCTGTTCCTATAAAAAGTTGTTCACCAAAACTACCACCAGTTCCGTATGAATAAGCTAATTCACCTTGTGCGAGTGCCGACGGTTTGGCATTTCCCGAGGATCGTTTTATCTGTATTATTGTTGCCATTTAATTCTCCTAAAACTGACCACCGTTGAACTTTAACGTTCCTGTGGTTGTTTCTAATTCGTTTCTTGTTGTAAATTTGTCCGTAGCAGAATCATATTGAATTAAAGCACCATCTGCGAGAGTGCTGACATTCACGTCATTTAAACCTCTAAATGATAGAGAACGTGCACTAGGGATTGTAACAGAGACCTGTTGGGGTCCTGAAGAAGTATTTGAATTGATTTTTGCCCTTATATTAGCCATTAAAACTCTCTCTCTTTTTTTGGTATATAACTTAATATAATATATTTATAACAATAATATACTCAAAAAATAGATAATTTATATAGAAACTTGAGGGTGAACAGTAATGATACCTTCTATAACACGTGTAATTGTACTATCAGATGTTTTTGTGATTTCAATATCATACACATATCTAGCAGGCGCATCTAAAGCACTAGTTTGATCAGCAGTTAATGATAATGTGATAACTCCTGTTGTGGGATCTATAATTGATGTGGTCATTGCAACTCTTGTTCTTGTAGATGAATAACCCAATGCCATTTTAGATTCTGCTGTATAACCTGTTAAATCAAAAACAGCACCATCATTATCAGTAATAGTAACATCTGAATTAAATGTAGTCCCTTGGTCTATTCTTAAATTAGCAACAGCAGCCATTATTTTTTAATGTTTTCTAATTCTTTTTTAATTTCCATATTGTAGTAATTAGTTAGGACATCAATTTTTTCAATTTCCATTTCGTGTCTTACTTTAGATTGTTGTATTTCCGTTCTACTGAAAATTATATTACGACATCTAAGTGTTAATTCAGACTCTTTATACTCTTTACCATCAATTGTTATAATCTTTTCTTCACTCATTTTCACTCCTTGTTGTTTATATTTATATTGTATTTTACTTACTTTTTTATTAAACTAGAAAAAATCACTGTTAAATGATATTATAGTTTTTCTTCTTTATTGAGTATCAAATTCCAAGACAAATTATCTAGTAATTCATCTACGTTAAAATCTTTTTTATCTTTTGATTTAACATATTCATTTAACTCTTCAGTATCAAATATAACCCATTGATTAATAGTTTCAAAAACTATTTTATCTGATTTAGTTTTAAAATAACCCGTCTTTTCTACTCTATTATTATTATCCACAGTTCTCAAAGGTCTTATATCAAATTTAAAAGTCTGATTAGCATTTTTAAGTCTACCCTCTATGTCCCATATTTCTTCTAACTGTTGTTTAGAAGTAGCTAAAACAGGTTCATGTAAAAGTTCTATAAATTTTTTCATTAGCCAAAATTAATTTCATCTACACCAGTTGCTGTTAAATCACCTTTTAAAAACGTATTAAATGCTATACAATATCTAGGTGTTTCTGAAAGAGATACAGGTACACTATGTCTTAGATTGGAAGGAAATAACACAAGTAAATTATTTTTAGTTTTTACAGCATATTCTTCAGAATTATATGTATTGTATTTTTTATATCTTAAAGCAATTACTGGGTTCATAACATTAGATATATTATTAGAGGCTTTATGAAAAACTATATTACCTGACATTTTAGGAACCTCTATATAATATACTCCACTAATAATACTATTGGAATGACTATGTTCATGAGCATAATGACCTTTATCGTGTCGCATTAACCAAGAGTTCGTAATATATATTTCAATATCATCAGCTACTTTAAGCGTGTTATTTTTATATTTTTCTATATGTTTAGTTATTTGGTTTTTTACAGAAGAAAGCTTTTCTTGGTGTAAAATATGTTTATCATTTGACATCAATCCATTTTTAAATTGTACGTCACTTAAATTAATATTTTTTAAATATTCTTTTTCTTTATCTCTTATCTTAAATGAAGCCTGATATATAGGTGTGCTAAATATATTTTTTACATTATCTTTCGACATAATTAAAATTTATAACTACTCTCATTCTGTCATCTGTACAGGTTGATCCTGTATGTTCCAAATCATTATCAAATATAACTAATTTGTTTTTTTCGCTTAAGATTTTTTTATTACCTTTTTTAAATTTAGTATAACCGTTGTTTGTATTCACATAATAAATGGCTGTTTTTAATTTTTGATTGCCTTTAACAGCCTGATCAATATGCATTCCGTGTTCAATTATTTTAGGTGTTCTTACAAGGAGATTTGCTTTTATACGCACTAAACTTAATGGGTCTAATATTTTTATTATAGGATCTATCATACTTAACCAATCAGAATTAGGACCATAGTTTCTATAAAAATGATGTAAAAATTGAATATGTCCATCATAAGTTTTACTTACTCCATCATTTAAAAACCAAGGGAACTCCGGATTCCGAGCCATTACTCCCGCTATGACTTCAACGTGTTTTTCCTCTAAAGCGTTATTTATTATTCTCAATGTCTATATACTCCTGTACTGTTACTAGATGATGATTTATTTTTACTTTTTCTTTGCTTAAAGGTATCAACTGCATAATTTCAGTGCCTTCTAAAATATCTTGCCTACTTTCTCTCATAGTAACCATAAATTTTAAATTAATTTCTGTAGGTTTTTTAAAAGAAAAAGCTTGGTTTAAAAACCAAAATTTATCTACAGATTTAACGTGATTCCATAACAAACTATTATAATGAAACATTACATCTTTATCCGCTTTAATTAACCAAGGAGATTTTAATTCTAGTAAAACAACATTACTAAACATAAGCTCATTATAATCTATATTAGATACAATATTTTTTAACTCATGCTTATACTTATCGTCTTCTGTTAAATCAACAAGGATATCTCCAGTTTTATTTACTACTAAAACCATATCAGTCCAAATAGGAACCACTATGTTATTTTTATATACGTTTGCAACTTCTTTTACTTTTTTAGTATTTTCTGTTGCCCATGAAGGAAACGCATTTTGTTTTAGTTTATGCTTTTCATAAACTTTTGGAAAATAAGTATAGCAATCTAAAGTTATCATACCTTTAATCTCAAATAATTACCTTCAGGAGCAAAAAAAGTTTCTTTTGGAAGACTTTTAAAATTTATTATATTAAACATAAGCATACTCTCGGGTTTCGTTATAGTTTATCCAAGGTTTACATTCATTCATATTAAAAGCAGCAGTTATTCTTTCTTCTTTACCACCATATTTTTTTACAGAGTGTTTTAACATAGGAGTAAACAACACGTATTTGCCCTCTTTTTCTTTAACTGTCAAATCTAGTTCTGAAAAATAAGTTCCAGGACCACTATTAGTTAAATATAAAATACCACAAAAAGCTGATGCTTCAATGTGAGTATGTTCCTTAGCGTACTGTCCTTTTTTATAAGCATTACCCCACGCATCTACAATAATAAAATCATACGGATATATCTTATTTATATCCTTTCTAATATCTGTTATGAAAGTAACAAAGTCTGGATCTTTTCTTAAAAAGAAAAAAGAAGTTGTTTTAGCTACAACATTAGTCTTACCTACCTTTGAATTTTTAGTATTTTCTTTTATCTTATCTTTTAAAGACTTTAATACTCTAGTATTTTTATAAACACCCTCTAATAAAAAAACTTCCTTTTTGATTTGTGTTATTATCATTTTATATCTACGTTAAAAGATATTACTATCTTCTCTTTACCATTTTGTCTATTAGTTGAATGATTTAAGTTACTTTTAAATATTAATAACTTACCCTCTTTACACTGGTAACTACAATACTCATAAGAAAGTTCGTTAAAATTTTCTGGAGGAAGTGTCATATCATCTTCTTTATAAAAAGTTATAAAATCATCTTTATTTGATTTAATGTAAAAAGCACCACTGAATAAAGACACAGGGTGTATATGTTTTAATAAACTATCCCCCTTTTTACTTACATTAAACCATGAATTTGTAATCTTTAAACTATCACAATATTTTTTAGAGTAACCTAAATTGCTTGCATAGTTTCTACAATGATTAAGTATGTCATCAAATAATTCTTTAAACATAGCTTTATTGTGTACTTCTTCTAAAAAATGTGAAGACTCTACGTCTATGTGAAAAGTCTTTTTTGTATTTTTAATTTTTTTAACTTCTTTGATATATTTAAGCAGGTTTTCTATATGTAAATTATCTACATAATATATACTTTTTGGAAACCACTTATCTATTGTATAATTCATTATCTTCCTATATTAAACGAAATAACTGTTCTTTCTTTATTTGATAAATTAGGTTCAACTCTATGATATAACCAAGAAGGAAATATTAATAAATCTTTTTCTTTTATATCAAAAGACCATGTTGGGCTATTGTAGTTATTAAATTCTTTTCTTTTTAAACCATGCCAAAAATGCATATTAGACATAGCAGGGTGTTCAAATATTATTCTACCACAGTTTTTAGGAGCTTTTACATAAAATACTCCAGAAAACATTGAGAAGGGGTGGTTGTGAGTAAGATTGTAGTCTTTACATTTATTTGTAATAGACCACATATTTTTAAATTTTAGTTTTATATTTTCAAACATCAGATTGTTAAAATAAATATCCATGTTTTCAATTATTTCTTTTTTCAAATTATTCAATACAGGGTTCTTAATATCAAAAAAAGGAGAATGAATACCTCCAACATTACTATTAACTACTTTACTATTTTTGCTAATTTTATTAATATACTTTATTAAAGGCTTTGTGTTTATTTTTGTTTCTTTAAACAAAACCGGTACATTAAATAAAGAATTAAACTGAGGTTCCATTTAAATCCTTTGTAGGTAATCCTAAAAAATCCCTACCATCAAACTTATTTTCAAATTTACCATTAGTTTTATTGTAGTGTAAAAAAACTTGCACACAGGTATCTCCTTTGAAAGGTTCTCTCCAATGTTCTAATTCACACCCTTTATATATAACCATATCTCCAACAGATAGACTAATAGCATTACCTTCTATAAATATAGGCCATTTATCTCCACTTAAATTTAAAGTGGCAGATATTTCACAAGATTCTCTATCGGTATGTTTTTTTAACTCATCACCTTTTTTATATATTCTCATATAAGAATAAGTCGGGGTTAATTTAAGTTTTGTTTTCTCTTCCATTAAGAGTTTAAGTTTAGGTAATAAACAATCCATGGCCACATCTCCATAATGGTTATAAGAGTCTTGTATTTGTTCATCACCAAAACCACCAAATAGATTAAAACCGGGAACCACTAAACCTTTAGTATGTACTATCTTAGCTATTTTTCTTTTTATATTAATATAATCGGATAAGAAATTACACAGCTCTTTACTCACTGCTCGTTTAACTAAACAATATTTATTTTTACTAAAACTCATTTTGAACCGCTTGTATATTAAAATGTATAAATCTAAAAGGATCTACTCCATCATCAACTACAAATTGGTGAGGCACATACGAATTAAATAATATAAACATACCTGGTTCTGGTTTATAAAATACTTTATCCATTCCTAAACTAGCTTGTTTCTCATTTACTAAGGGTAACTGAGACATAATTTTTGCTGGATTAGGGTCATGGAATATAGGGAAAGACGTTTTATCAGAACACTTCAAAAAATAAAATCCTGAAATGTGACTATTGTGATGTATGTGCGTATCATGGTGACCACCACCGCCTTTAGCAAATTCCTGAACCCACAATTCATTAGTCTGCAATTTATACGCATTTAAATTATATCCTTGAGTTAATAAAATGTTTGTACTCATATCTAAAATAACTTTATTAAAATAACTCATTTTTGGATCTTTTATCATTTGGTTAGAATGATAAGAAAAACCATGATCGCCAACATCTCCAACAATTTCGTTTCTTTTATCTATTAACAACTTAGTTTTAGATTTACTAAGTTTTAAATGTTTGTCCGCTATCTTATTTAATTTTTTTACCCAATAGTCATCTCTTAAAACGTAAATAGGACAGCTAAAATAAGTGTCACAAATTATATCTTTCATTATCTGTAAGGCCCTCCTAATGACCATATAACTAAACTTTTTCTTGTACCTTTTTTTACAGGTCTAACTCTATGCCAAACAAAAGAAGGGAATACTATTATTGTGCCTCTGTCTCTTCCTGCCTTACATATATGTTTACCTTTATTTTCTTTATTATGCCTTAAATCAAATTCTAATTCTCCTCCGGAATAATCTTTTGAATCACTTAATTGAACTGTTACAGAAAGCTTTCTAATTTTATTTCTATAATTTTCATTTGGATAATCTTTTGGATAAGGGGCAGATTTTTGATCTGCATGCCAAGTATAAAATTGGCTTTTTTTGTACATAGTATATTGCATGGGTTCACTGTAGTCCCAGTCAAAATTCCACCCAGCATTAGTATTAGCTAATTGAATATATGGATGGAGTAAATTGTATATCCAATTATCATTCAACCAAGATATGGTAGAGTATCTTGTAGTTTTTTCTACTACATCTACATCTTTACTATTTCCAACAGTGCCTTTTGTTTTAGGTCTTCTTAAACCTGCTTCAACGATTTTATCGCAAACTTCATTTGAAAGGGCTTTTTTAAAAAACCAGTAGTATTCCTGTAATAACATAATATAGTATATATATGATTAAAATATCATTATTAAATATCTTCGTTTGTTGTACTATCTACCCATTTACCAGCACCTGTGGTGTAATCTGAAAAATCCCAAACAGCATTTTCATTATCTGGTTTTGTTACAGGAGGTACCCATTGATAGTTAGAATCTTCAGTCCAAGTAGTAAATGGTTGAGGTTTTCTAAAAGCATCATTTACTGTGTCATAAGTATCACCTACTTCTGCTCTGTTATATCTTATGCTTCCATCAGGAGAACATTTTTTATATGTGCAATTTGGATGGTCTGTATCAAACAATGAATGACAAAAAGCTTCTCCTGCTGCTTCAGTTGGTGCATCCGAATCAGCAATATGTTGAACATCAACAACAATGTTGTTACTATCTAATCTTGCGAAATCAGCCATGTTTTTTCCTTTCTATCATATTTAGTTCTGATATTTATAAGATACTATAACTATTCCAGGAAAGCCAGAAGCACCTTGACCACCACCACCACCAGTATTTACTCCTTGACCTTGCCCTGGTGTTCCTGGAGGTTTACCTGATCTGTCGGAGTTTCCACAGCCACCACCTGCATAGTAACTAGTTGGTGCTCCATTAAAAGTTGGAATTTTTCCTTGTCCACCATCTCCACCTTCAGTAGTAGGCGCTGGTTGTCCAGCACCGTTGGCTCCACCGCCACCGCCACCTCTAGCGTTTCCGCCACCACAAATTCTTCCTGATCCTCCTGGATTTCCTTGAGGCGGACTTACTGGAGGTTGGTTACCTGATGCGGCTCCTCCACCGTTAAATCCTGCTCCGCCACCTGATCCTCCTGGTTGTCCACCAGTAAACTGAGAACCACCTTGGCCTCCACGGTTTGAAGTAAAACCAAATCCTGATGATTCACCACCAGGACCCCCTACTGATATAGGATAACTTGTAACTGATACTGGTTGACATGAAAATTCTCTCCAACCTCCAGCTCCAGCACCCGCTCCTTCAGAATTTGTTCCCGAGTTACCCCCTCCGGCAACAATTAAATAGTTAATAACATCTCCTCCTACAGCATTACCTATGGTTGAAACACTAAAAGTACCACCAGATGTAAAAGTATGAATCTTGTAATCACCTGAAGTTGTTTCAGTACCACCTGTGGCTGAAGTGTAGAAAATGTTTTCTGATCCTCTAAATTGACCTATAGCTATTTGACCTGAACCAGGAATTGGTCCATTAGGTGCTGGCGCACTTGCAGGAACATTTGCTCCACCTGAATAATATTCCGATATTGCTATGGGATTGGATCCACCAAACTCCGTTTGAATTCCAGTTAAATTTGTGTTTGTTGTTGGTACCGGCATTAGTTATTTTCCTTACTTAAATATTATATATATCATCAGTATTCATAATAACTATTTATTTAGATTTTCTACTTTATCGTTTAATTTTTTTACTGCTTCAATTAATAGACAAGTTAATCTATCATATTTTACAGCTTTAACACCATTTGGCCTTTGTGCAACAGCCTCAGGTAAAACTTTTTCAACGTCTTGAGCTATAACTCCGA